AGTGTCGCAATGCCGTGATCCGTATCAAGCGTTACACCGCCATTTTTTCCCCAGTTTTTATTGAGCTTTTCACTATGTTTCAGTAAGTTTCTACCACCGATTTCTAGCTGATTAAACTTAGAATGAACGGTTGAGATTTGTAGTGCATGATCTTGCGTTGTTTTCTCTAGATTAGAGATTGCACTTGCGTTTTTCTCATACTCTTTTCTAACGCTAGCTTTAATGCTTTCGCCTTCTTGCTTGATTTGTTCAGCGCGTGTTGTTGCTTCACTATCAATACGTGAGAGTGCCATTTTTGCTGAATCGGTAGCTTCACTTGCTGTTGCTTGGATCTGCGTGATTTCTTGTGCTAAATCTTTCGCAAGAGTGCTTTTTGTTACTTGTCCTTGAATGTACTCAACAAGCTTTTTGCCTGATTTCTCAGACGTGCCGACGACTGATTTTGTAAATTCCCCAGCATTGCCATTTGCTGTGTCAATCATTCGCACCCAAAAATAGTGTTTTTCATTGACGCCTAGACCGCTGAATAAATACTCGCTCGTAGGGTAAGAAAGAGACACAAGCTTTCTCGCGTTCTCGAATTGATTGTCAGTACTCGTCCATATTTCAATCGCTGAGTTAGGATTAGCAAAAACAGGATTTTTCCACTGCAACAATATGCCAAACACTTTCGATACTGTCGTTAATTCACTCACAGCAAAGCTGATATTGAATGACTTTGTAACGGCCTCTGATAGCTGTCCTTGCTCGTTTTTAGCTCGGATTTCTGCGGTATATTCACCGTCTGGCAAACCTGTGAATTTGTAGTTAGGCGATGTTAAATCGTCATAAATCTTATAAAACGTTCCGGCTTTATATAATTTTATCTGGTATTTAACCATTGCGCTGTGCTTGACGACATAGTCAAAACTTAGTGCAACACCGTCACCATTAGCCTGCACGTTAACGTGACTAACTTTATCAAGTCCGGCAGTAGAAAGCGTGGTTTCACGCGGTTCAAACACAGCACCGTTATCCACGATAGCCTCTTTTTGTGGCTCATGTTGAAGTGCGACAATTGTGTATTGACCCTGTTCTTCTTCATTGATCGTCAACGCTCTAAATAACTGCACGTTGATTTCTTGCGTAGTCAAAGACCACACACCAAGCTCAGCTAGTCCTACTGGCTCAGATTCAAGCATAACCTCTTTGCCGTTTTTACTGACAATACGAATATCTTTATGCTTCGCTTCACCGTCAATGTACGTAAGATGGCTGTTTCCGTTGATTTCAATTTCACGATCAAGTGTGACTTTATTACCATTAATATCAAGAACACGACCACCGATGTTAGTATCAGCATAATCACAGTCTGCAACACGAATAATATCGCCCGGGATGTGCATCAGCCCCTCGGCACCAACCGCAAACGTTACTGTTTTTGTTTCTAACCGCTCTGTTTCAAGTATCCATTTCCCCGTTCTAAACGCTTGTCCACGCGACGTGCAAGCAAATGCCGTCACTTTTTTAACGTTTAAGCCGTGACGACGAATTAAATCATCATCAGAAACAACCTCGATCTTTCGTTCATAGCTATCATCCGCGTCGATATACTCGATGTGAATTTCATTATGTCGCGCTTTCTGTGCTGAATATTGATAAGAGAACTCCCCGCTAATTACATTAGCATTTGTGTACGTCCACACAGGATCTGCCGGTCTGTCCATCACGACAGTGAACTCACGACCATTCCAAACAGGCATCGCGCGGAAGATTGAACAGATGTCATTAATCACATCGTATGCTTTGCGCTGATCTGTTAACCACGCATTGCAAGTAAATCTTGGCTCTTGTCCACCAAAACCATCCGGCACCATTTGATCGCAGTATTGCGCAGCTTGATATAACGCCCACTTATCAACGTTGAATTCACCTAAACGCCAGCCAAGACCATAACGTTTATTTGTCATCAAATCGTATAAAATCCAAGCCGGGTTATTGGTCCACGCGATCTTAAATGTACCGTCCCAAAATCCCGTATAAGTGCGCTCAAATGGATCGTAATTGCTCGGCACTTTCATTTCGATACCGTAAATTTCATAGGTTCGGTTCGGGATTGAACTGAAATATTCCGAATCAAAACGAATGCCCAGAATTGCGGTGTTCGGATACGCAAATTGCGTTTCGATGATTTCAGTGTAGCTCGCCCAGATCGTGTTATTCTGCAAACGCTGTGATTTACTGTCCGCATTCACACGTTCAACTTTAACTTGAAATGGAACCGGTGGCAGGTCGCCAAATTCAACTTGTTTCAAGTATTGAGAGCTGTACTTTCCGCTTATTGATACAAGATGACTTCTTTCACCGATTGTTACTGTAAAATCAACTTTTGAGCCGTAAACATCACCTTTGTCGTTTTGATGAAAAAGCGACTGAACTCCGAGCGTCAACCGTAAACGGCTGACTTTTCTATCCGTGATCGTGCGTGTAATCGGTGTAAGCTTTTTTACTTGTGTACTGACCGCAATCTCTTTTTCAGAAGTGTTAAACCCTTCCATCACTTCTTGATCTTGCGTACCAATGCGCCCTTGCGCTTCAACATTTTTAAAATTATAACTGTCGTCGCTGGCTTGTAGTGGTGTATTGTCCAAATAAACAGATTTAACACCGTCAACCAAGCCTTTGATCTGACCTTCTGACACAATTTCAACAATTGAAACAAACTGCTTAGATTGTCCGCTTTCCGGTGCCTCGTACGGTGTATGACCGCCCCCACCTTTTCTTCCACCCATAACTTATCCCTTTGAAAACCCGGTATTTTGATTTTTCTCAACGATATTTACATCGAGCGTTTGAACACCTTGCGAAATAACAAGACTGCCACAACGAATCCGACCGTAAGCTAACGGCACCATCCGACCTTGCGCGGCCATGTTTGATAAATTCGAAAACGAAGTGGATTGTTTCTTTTCTTTTTCATTGATTGCTGGCATTTTCGGCTGCGGTGTAAGTAACTGCGCAACACCACCAAGAGCAAGTGTAGCTCCCATACCGAATACTGCGCCTTTTGTAATAAGCCCTCCGAATAATCTCACCCCCGGCACAAATATTGATGCAACCATCAAAGCAGCCCCGAGAATCACACTAAACACGCCTCCTCGTTTAGATCCTTTTAAAACAGGCGTAAAATGAACCGTCATGCCTTCTTTTAGCTTGTAAAAAAGCCCTTTTTCTAGATAGCGGTTATCTATGTATTCTTTTGCGATTCGTACTGTGAAGTAGCCTTTTTGAATGAATTCCCGCAGTTTTGGGATTTGAGAAGTGAGCGCGCGAATGATTTCCGCCGTGTTTTCTGCATCTATTTTGAATGAAGTTCCAAACTGTCTAAGACTGCCGTAAAATTTAACGTTGACCATTCTTTAAATCTCCAAATGCTGTGCGTGTGCTTGAGCCAATACCCGTCATATAGATCGCGCTTAGAAAGCCGTTTTGGGCTGTGATGTAATACTTGCTGATTACCGATATAGATCGCAGCGTGATTTGGCACGTCGGCACCGACTTGCATCAAAATAACATCACCTACCTGGACCCCTTTTTCATCAAAAACACGCTCAAAACCGTGCTTTTCCATGTTATCCAGATACAGATTCTGTCCATCTTCCCACCAGAAGTCGTCACGTTCGAAATCTGGGAAATCAATGCCAGCCAAGCGATAAAAATCGCGGAATAGCGTGTAGCAATCTGTTTTTCCATGAAGAAAATCTCGTCCGATAAGTGGCTGGATAACGGGGAACTCGTGGACCTCATCATGACAGACAAGCCAGAAATCAAGATTTGAGAACATCTGTGTTTGACGATCCATTGTTGATAAAAGCGGCTCACCCTGCGGGTGTGAGTGAACAAGTGCAACAATGCCGTCATACTCGCTCGCTTTTAAGAAATCATCTGCTGAGATTTCAAAGTGATTCTCTTTATCTTCAGCGATGTTTTCACAAGCGATGAAAATTTTTTCTTGACCGTTAAAAACAACAAAACCGCACATTTCGTGCGGCTCACATTGTTTTGCGTAGTCTGTTATTTGTCGTTTTAGTTTATCCATGTTTACCCAATTTTATTTACTGATACAAAGCCACCATAATTGCGCGTATTGTTCCTTAACTTGCAACCGCTAATTAAACAACTGCATTTGTCTTTTTCGGGATCGCTTATTGGCTGATCTTTTTCATCGGCAACCGGTGGCCCCATATAACCGCACTCTGAAGAACGATACAGCCAACCGCAATGAATGCCAATTGTTCGAGAAGAAATCAATGCATTGTCCGTTTCCGTTGGTAGCGCAAGCACAAATACTGCAACGTCACGCTTTAATACAGATAACTGCTCAATGATAAAAAAACTAAGTACTTCTTGCATTGGATCTGCTTGTTCATTTCCATCTTTGAAATTTACTGCATCAAGATGTTGTACATAGACCTGTCGTCTGCGCACGATCGCACCAAGACATTGATCAAACCGATTGGCAATTCCCGTCACAAACCCATTGAAGTTCGCGAGCGTTAATTGTGGGCGGTTTGACGGTCCTTTTCCAGACAAAGAAAATCCCGTCGCGTTTGCTCCAAAAGGTTGATAAGTGTTACCTTGCCACACAATGGGGTTGAGCATTTCGTTCGTGCCCGCATAAAAGCGGTATAACTCACCATTCATGCCGTCTTTATCTTTCAGACCGCGCAGATCCACTTCAAACAAGTCAATCATGGCGTTTTGCTCAAGCTTTGAAAGCTCAAGTTTTATTTCATTTGAGATGTGTCTTAGCATAAATTAACCACTTGTTTAGATATCTGTCTAATAAGCTCAACGGTAACTTCAAGTTGTCCGTAAATGCTCATATGCCTGCCTTATGTTATTTATAATGTTTCAATAAAATTCAATGTAAACTCAAATACTGCTCCATTCTCTCTATATGACCAAGATGGGCAAAACACCTTAACATCTCTGTTTTCAGTTTTGCTTCTCCATAAAAAACTTTTGTGGCCACCATGTGATTTCAAGAATGTATCAATCTGGTGTTTCACATCGGCATCACAAATTATCCTTAAATTTGAGTATTTACATAAATCAGAATTAATACCTTTTGATGTTCTCTGACTATAATTGTCACCAAACTGTACTTGATTAACTAAAGGCTCATGCTGAACGTCATAATTCATTTCTACGTTAAAATTAAATCTTTCCATTTTTACCTCGCCAGAATACCACCCACTCTCATTTGTAATGTAAGCTCCTCTCTAACTGTTGCTTTTATCTGTTTTGTTAATCCTTTAGCAAACTCAGATAGGCTTCCTGTATCATCTTTGCTAGAGTTAAAGTGATTTGTTTGATTGATGACAACAGTTACGTTTCTTTCTTGTGCTCCACCACCACTTGACTGTTTATTGCTGAAAACTCGACCAGCATTACCTGGTATCATATATTGAGTTCCGTTATTGGCTTTAAAAATCTCAGGTTGATTGTTCTCACCAACTCGATACATTTGATTTGCAGACACAGGACCACCCAGTTTACGACCAGTAACAGCAAGTGTTTTGGCTAATGCAGATGTTGTTGTTATACCAGCCTGTGCAGGTGCAGCGTTAGCACCTTGTGTTGCAAGAGAAACCATAGAAGCCGCTGGAGCATAAGCTGAGGCAATAACAGCAGCTTGAGCAACTTGTGCTGCAGTCGCAGCCTTGGCAGCCATTTGACCCATAATCATTGATTTAACGTGCGCCATTCCCATTTCAACAAGGCTCTGCACCACGCTATTCAAAACAGTATTGGCAATAGAAGATAACGCATCACGTAAAGACATTGTGCCGTTTAATATTCCAGTTAGCGTCGATACCGCACTTTGCTCTAGAGCTTCAATAGCTGAACCAAACATATTCGCAGCTTCACTTGATTGCTTCCACTCATCCCACTGTGCCTCAATCCTTTTCTGTCTGTATTGTTCTTCGATTGTTGCACGAACAGCTTCTGCTTCTGCAATAGACTGAGGGTATAACGTTTTATACTCTTCTATCATTTGTAACTGTTTCTGGTGCTGTTGTTCTAATGCAAAAACTGGCGACACTTGAGCTTGCAAGGAATTAAAATTATTCATTGCGGTTGTAGCAGCATAGATGCCTAATGCTAGCTTCTCTGCTGCTATCTTTTGCTCTTCCGTTGCACTCGCTCCAAGTCGCATTACAGCTTCCATTTTTACAGCTTCAAGGTTCATGCCTTGTTGTTTTAAAGCAACAATCTCATATTGATTACCAAGCTGCGTTAGTTGGTTTTCAATTTGCTTTTGTGCTTGTTCGCTTTGTTTTGCTGCCCTTTTTGCTGCCGCTTCTGCTTCTTTCCTTTTTTTAATTCTTTCTTCTTCTGATTCAGCCACATCATAGTTTGCATTGATCTGCTTGATTGCATTATCAATTGATTCTTTTGACGCACCAGAGTTTTGTGCTTCATAAATAGCTTTTTCTCTTGCTGTTTTGCCAATCGTATCAGCATATTTTTTTGTAGTGGCAATAATCCCTTTTAGTCTTTCTTCCCCTCCCTTCAAAGCGATATCAGATTGCCTTGTTGCACTATCAAGATCTTTAAGAGCAGCTTCTAAAATCCGCAGCGCACTTTCCGCATCCAAAGCAGCTGAGGCACTACTGCTTACTGTTCCAGTGAGTTTTGTTAAATTATCGTTAGACCATTTGCTATTCTCACTTAATAAATATAACGATTTGCTAAGAAGAACTACGTTTTCTGGTGATGGATTTTTAGATAATTGACTAAGTTGTTTTAATAAGCCTATAGCTTCTGATTGGCTAATGCCTAGCTGTTCTGACATTTCAGAAGTAACAGTGCTTAAATTGGCGACTTGCGCTATTGCCCCACCATAAGAATCACCCATCTCTAAAACAGCTTTTGTGACATCTTTTCCTGTTTTTGAATAATCATCTAATTCTTTGATTGCATTCTGAACGCTTGCTGTTGCATTAGTACCAAGAAAGCTAAAAAAACTATCAAATTGCTTAAAAGCATCTTGAGTTGCATTCGCCGCTGATTTAATAGCAAGCCTAGCCTCTATCATACTAGAAGCTATTTTTGTTCTTGCAGCTTGCTCATTTTCTTTTGCTAATTTAGCAAATTTTTCAGAAAGCACATAAACACCCTCACTATTCTCAGTTAATACTTCACCTAGTGCTTTTTGTGCTTTCTCTAAATCTTCTGTAGCATTTGTGGAAGCGAATAAGTTTGGGAATAATGCAGATCCCATTGCTGAACCAATAGCAAGGATCATACCTGCAATAGCCCCCATAGGACCAAAGAGAGAGAGAATTTGAGAACCTTGTTGCCCAAGGATTACAAGAGCTCTAGTTCCTGTTTGAGCTTGAATAGCAATATCTTGGAATTGATAGCCTAATTGTTGGACAATTGCTCTACCTTGTTTCATTGATGATGTCGCGGCATTAACAGATTTTGCAACCTTATTTATGCCACCACCAAGTTGATTTGATGCATTATCCGCTTTTTGCATTGCTTGCGTAACATCGTTTGTTGCTTTTTCCAATTTACCTAAAGCAATATCAGAACTTGTTGCTGCATTAAGTAATTTTGCTGTCTCGATATCAATATCGATATAAATTCCAGATATTTTTTCACTCATATTTGCTCCAATAAAAAACCGCACAAAAGTGCGGTCTGTTTTTAATTAATTTTATGCTGGTAGTTTGGCTAAGTTTCTCTTATCAATAATCTTTTCAGCTAAATCTAACCAATTAGCCCCTTCTACCTGGCAGTCATGGACTAATCCTGAGATTCTAGGTCTTCCACACTCTGCACCTAGTAATTTCAATAAAGAATCTAATAAAATACTCACTTCATATCCCAAACGTTGTCCACGCTGTCCGTGTTTATACAGAGAGTAAAACACATTGTAAGGCACGACAATTTCATCCTCTTTCACTTTTGGCGATGTATCTGTAATGAGCTCACCCTCTAAAACGATCTTGTGAACATACTCAACCGCCATTGGAATTTGTTCTGCTGTCAGTTCATCAATATGTTGCACATTAAAGCGTTGGTGAATAAATGAGTAAGCATCTGAATAGATT